TGACACTTTTGCCTCACTTCCTGGGTTTGTATATAAAAACATTGAACCGCGAGGCAAGGAAAAGGCTAGAAAGTATCCTCTTTATAGGTTGATACATGATAAGGCTAACCCTATTATGCCAGCATTTATTTGGCGTGAAACTATGATGGGGCATATTTTGGGATGGGGTAATTGTTATAGTGAAATAGAATATGGAGAAAATGGTTATCCGGTAGCTTTATGGCCTTTAAGACCAGACAGAACAAGGCCTGAGAGAGATAAAGTCACAAAAGAACTTTATTATGTCACTCAAATTGATGGAATTGAATATAAACTACCTAAATTCAGGGTTTTACATATTCCAGGGTTTGGATTTGATGGCATAAAAGGATATTCGCCAATAACTTTAGCGCGTGAAGCTATTGGACTCTCACTCGCAACAGAGGAATTTGGGGCACGTTACTTTGGAAGTGGAACACATCCTGGAGCGGTAGTAACAAGACCAGCTGATGCTCCACCTTTGGAAAGTCAGGAGGCAATTGAAGCTTTACGAACTTATTTAATAGATGCATATGGAGGACTTGGGAAAAGCCACAGGTTAATGCTTCTTGAAGAGGGTATGAAGATTGAAAACATCGGAATTCCTCCAGAAGATTCCCAATTCCTGGAAACCAGACTTTTTCAAGTAACAGAAATTGCAAGATTCTTCGGGATTCAACCGCATATGATTGGTGACCTTTCAAAGAGTAGCTTTTCCAATATAGAAGAACAGGCAATTGAATTCGTTATTTATACCCTCAGGCCATGGCTTGTCAGGTGGGAGCAATATTTAAACCTTGATTTGATACCAGAAGAAGACTATGGCACTTATTTTTGTGAATTTCTTGTAGATGGCTTACTTCGCGGTGACTTTAAAAGTCGTCAGGAAGGATTACAGATACAAAGACGAAACGGCATTATTAATGCGGATGATTGGTGCGAGATTGAAAACAAAAATCCAATAGGTGGCAAACCTGGAGAGATACATATAGTTGAATCCAACATGCAATCCCTTGAATATTTGGCTGAAAATCCTGGAATAAGCCTCAAAACGCAGCCAAAAACAGATCCAAACCAGCAAAAAAGCCTTAAAAAGGCATACGAAAGGCTATTTAATGATGCCATGAATAGGGTTTTTAAGCGTGAAAATGCAGATATTCAACGCGAAATTAAGCGGGAATGCTTTACAAATTGGGTTTCAGACTACTACAAGGAGCCGCCAGAGTACATGGGAAAGAACCTTTTGCCTGTGATTTTAAGTTATTTTGAGGCAAAAGATGGCGACATAACACCTGAAAATGAGCAAAAAGCAAAGGATTTATGCAGGAATTTTACAAAAAGCCACTGCAAGAGGGTTTTAAACAACATTTTGGAAGGCAAAGAGCTTCAAATTGAAGACGTTAGCCTGATTTGGAAGGAGATGAATTAAAATGAGTAAAGAAATGGAAAAAAGGCTATTTACACTCTCGGAAATTAAGATTGAAAAAAGAGGTGATACAAACGCGCCTGTAATCACAGGTCATGCAGCAGTTTTTAATACTTTGACAGACATTTGGTGGTATCGTGAAAAAATTGCACCCGGGGCATTCAAGAAAACACTTAAAACCAGTGATACCAGGGCTTTATTTAATCACGACATGAACTATCTATTAGGCCGCTCATCCAACAAAACATTAAAAATGGAAGAGGATGAGAAGGGATTGGCAGTTGAAATCAATCCACCCGATACTCAGCTAATCAGAGATATTGTTTTGACTCCTATGGAACGCGGTGACCTCAATCAAATGTCATTTGCCTTCATGGTAACTGACGAGGAATGGGAGGAAAAGAAAGGCGAGGTTCCAATTAGGACAATTAAAGAAGTTGACCCCTTGATTGATGTTTCGGTGGTTAGTCTGCCGGCATATCCGACTACTGATGCAAAAGTCAGGGACATATTCGGACAATCCGGAATCGACTATGATTCATTGTCAAATTTAATGTATAGGGCTAAACAAGGTTTACCGCTTCAACGGAAAGACCTTGATTTAATAAATGCCAGTATCGAAGTCTTAAGAGGTTATATTCCTGCACCGCTGGACGGGTCGAAAGGCGGAAAAAGTGAGGAACCACAAGCGGGGCGCTTGAAAATTCTTCGCAAGCGTCTGGAATTAATTGAGAAAAACTTCTAGCAACCGCTGACAAGGCGGTATTTTAATGCTCATAAATAGGAAGGAGAATAACCATGGACATAATGAAAATCAAGAGGGATAGATATGCCCTTGTAACTCAGGCTCGTGAAATCCTTGATGATGCAGAAAAGGAAAGCAGGGATTTAAGCGGCGAGGAAAATACCAAATATGAAGCTCTCATGGCAGATGTTGACAAATTTACAAAACAGATTGAGAGAGAGGAAGAACTTTTAAAAATTGAGGAAAGATTGAAAGCTCCAGCCGGAGTAGAATCGCCAGCAGCAGTACAACAACCAGGTCAGCAACCGGGACAACCTGCGGGGCAGAGGATAAAGCCTTATGCATCCGAAGAATATCGTAAGGCATTCGGCGGATATATAAGAGGTGGCATAAAAAACTTAACAAATGAGGAATACCGCGCATTACAAGTAGATCAAGATATATCCGGTGGTTTTCTTGTAGCTCCGGAACAATTTGTTAATGACCTTATAATGGCTATTGATAATGCTGTTATAATAAGGCAACTTGCAACGAAGTATACACTTACAACTGCAGAATCTCTTGGAGTTCCGACATTGGATACTGATGTTTCTGATGCAGTATGGACTTCGGAGATATTAACAGGCAATGAGGATTCTTCCTTGTCATTTGGTAAAAGGGCATTACATCCTCATCCGCTTGCAAAACGTATAAAAGTATCAAGAACATTGCTTAGGATGGCAACACAAGGCATCGAATCCCTTATAAGGGATAGGTTCACTTATAAGTATTCGATTGTTGAAGAAGCTGCGTTCATGACTGGCACTGGAGTAAATCAACCTCTCGGTGTATTCACCGCTTCGAATGATGGCATATCAACCACGTATGACGTAAGCACTGGCAATACCGCAACTTCCATACAAACCGACGGTCTAATTGAAGCAAAATATGCATTAAAAGCAGCTTATTGGCCTAGGGCAAAATGGGCATTCCATAGGGATGGATTAAAACAAATAAGGAAACTCAAAACCGGCGAAGGCGATTATATTTGGCAACCTGGAATTGGCGCAACTCCAGATAGGATATTGGAGATTCCGTATTTGATTTCTGAATATGCCCCAAATACTTTTACTGCCTCTAGCTATGTCGGCATAATCGGTGATTTCTCTAAATATGCAATTGCTGACGCTCTGTCAATGCAAATTCAGAGGCTTGACGAGCTTTATGCAGAATCTAATCAAGTAGGATTCATCGGTAGAGAAGAATGTGATGGTATGCCTGTACTTGGTGAGGCATTCCGGAGAGTAAAACTTGCTGCATCCTAAGTTTTAACGTAATCCAATCAACAAGGGCCGTCTTAACCACGGCCTATTTTTTCCTATTTTTTTTGAAGGGAGCAATGAATCATGAATATTATCAAAAATGTAAAACTGTCAATGCCTGTTTTGTATAACACCGAGACATCCAGCACATCAGCAGTGATTGATATGAAAGGTTATGAATCAGTCCTTTTCGTTCTGCAGATGGGCACATCCGGCAGCACAAACACGGTAATGCACGTCGAATCAGGGTCGTCTAGCGGTGGTGGCGATTGTGTAGACTTGACCGGAACTTCAATAATATCCACATCAACAGGTCGTTCGGCGGTTGCCAGTGACTTGATTAAACCGCCCTACAGATATGTAAGGCCGGTTGTTATTGCGACAACAGAATCAGCTTATAGCGTGCTTGCTTTGCAGTATGGTGCCAGGGCATTGCCTGTTACCCAGTCTACAGACATAACAGCAAATGAAGTCAACGTAGGAACAACTGGTACAATTTAAGGTTAAGGCGGTCTTATATGGCCGCCTAATCTCATTCACGGGCGCGATAGACGCCGATTGAGAAAGGATGTGTTTTGAATGGCATTAGATTTAAGTTATCAAAATGTAGTGCATAAAAGAATGGGCGGCACTCGCCTTGTAGTTCCAACGGGATGTGTCCAAGATATTGAGTCAGGCGGAGTATTTGCAATAGGCGGAACTAATTATATTGATGCAGATGGTAAGATAGTCCAGCAGTATGAATCAAAAAGCTCTGCTAATGGAGGAGATGTTTTAATAAACTATGGTGTAAGTTATTTATCTCCTGTTGCATTGGCCTCGACCTTTGTATTGCCAGCAGGGACAGCAAATGTTATAAAAACAATAACAGTAGGCAACGGTTCAACAGCTACTGCAGGTGGTGCGGCTGTTACGGTAAAGTCTTCCGGCTGCGTGATTATAGATGCATCAAGTAGTACTGGGCTTGCAACCATTACCGGAACTGCTTATCAATCTGGCAGTATAAATCTTATTGCAGAGTCAACAGCGTTATGGCGTGTAATAGGAAAACCATCAACAAGTTTGACATTGTCATAATATAAGGGATGGGAAACCGTCCCTTTCACTTAGAAAATAATTAAATTTTTATAAAGGATGGTGAATTAAATGTCAATAGAATATATAGGAACAGTAATGGCAGGCAATGTATGGGATATAAGATGCACTTCAACAGATACAAAACCACTTGTAGGGCCCGATGGTGTAACTCCTCTTGGTGGAGGTAGTACTATTCGAGTATTGGATACTAAGACAATCCATGAATATAGCGCGGTAAATATAAATCCAGCGACAACAGATGGATGGTGGGGGGTGTAAATTATGCCTTTATTTAAAATATTACCATTTAAAAACACAGCAGACACGGC